CTACAAAAGTCTTAAATTTTGGTGACTTAAGTGCAGATAGTACGAATGGTTTAACGATTGCTAACATCTTTTTGTAATAATGATTGAATAGGTACTACGTCAGAACATATGTGATATACACGTGAACCGGGTAGTAGGGTAAAGCCCTTTTGCTGTAGCTCTGCACATTTTAATGCACGAACCAGCTCAAAGTCTAATTTGTTTTTTTGTATCTGACTTTCTGCCATGCGTTCACATTGCTTAGTCAGATCTCTATTTAGAGGTACCATAAAATTAATTTGGAACCCCCAGTTTTCTGATATAACATAACCGTCCTCTGTTTCAGGTTCGGTATCGTTGCCCATATAAAATGGACTAAATGTCATAGTGCTGCCATTGCAAGATATGTTGCTACCAAAGGCTTGTCGGCTAGGTGCTCCATTGTTCTGAAATTGGACAGCTTGATTTGTAACATTTCCCGTCGCGGCTGCCACGGGGT